GGACGCCTTTCTGTGGGAAAATCATTTCCGTATACATTCCCACTTGCAGATAGTTTCGCCCTAACCGTGACATATCTTCTTGTGTCAAGTAGGAACTAAAAAATTTTTGAGATTTTACAAGCCGTTCATAGGTGGATGACCACCCGTGAACGGCTTGTAACATTCAGCCTATTTGATTTCTGCTTTCTCAAAGATGTCTTTGAACTTCCAGACGATTTCGATGTTGTTCTGTCCATGAACATAGATAACAGAGATCAGCGCATGGGCAAGCTCGTAAGTAAGCCCTTCGCATTTCTGGAACTCGCCGACCACCTTGTCAAGTCTCTCATCGGAGCAGGGATGCTCAGAATCAAGCTCCAGCATCCGCTCATGGCCTTGCCGGATTGCTTCTTCATTTTCGACTATCTTGGCGTCCACCTCAGCTTTTCGCTTGAGGTATTCCGCCTTTGTGATGCTGGCCGAAGTGTACTTCTCATACAGTCGGAGCTTGACTCCCTTGAGCTGTTCGTACTGCTTCTGCAAATCGCGGATTGCATCCGCGCATTCTGTGATGGCAGATTTCCTGCGCTTGCTGATCTCATGCTCTTTAACAGCTTTCTTTTCGACCAGTGTGAGCATTTGCCCAATCGCTTTGTAAGCGGTGTCCTCAATCCATGCCTCGCTGTATCTTTCACCAACCGGGCACTCCGTATCGCGGTCATGTGTTGAGTAAGTACACTGATAGAAATATCCACCCTCATTTCGGAGCTTTCGCCGGGTAAGGGCGCGTTTACAGTTGCCGCAGCACACAAGACCCTTGAGGGGATAATAGCGCAGATTCCGTTTAGGATTCTTCTCGCCGCCCCGGATGACTGCCTGAGCCAGCTCAAACTCTTCCTTGCTGACAATGGCTTCGTGCATCCCTTCGACGATGATCCATTCCTCTTTCTTTTGAGAAATAGTTTTCCGAGAACCTACGCCGCCGGATTTTCGCTTGTGGCCGACCGTTGCCCCTGTGTAAACATAGCTCGTCAGGATCTTGTAGACCATAGAGGCCGTCCAGCTTATCTTTTCGCTCATGCGGCTATACTTCTTCTTGTTAGGATGTTTGCCTTTGAAATATTGCCCGGGCGTCGGGATATTATCATCGTTCAGACTGAGAGCAATCTGTGAGGTATTCCTGCCTTCAAGGGCTTCATCGAAGACCCTGCGCACGACCTCTGCGGCCTCCGGGTCAAGCTTGAGCTTGTTGCGGATTTCGGGATGAAGCACATAGCCGTAAGGAGCGTAGCCGCCCACATACTTGCCTTGCTTCATCATCTGGATTTTTGCCGTTGTCGTTTTGACAGAAAGATCCTTGCTGTATGCGGCATAGATGATGCTGCGCATGACAACCTCAAGGCCACCGGTTGTTCCCTTGTAATCGTCGCTGTCATAGCCGTCGTTGATGGAGATAAAGCGAACGCCCATGAACGGGAAAGTGCATTCGAGATAATTGCCCGTCTCGATGTAATCACGAGAAAAGCGGGAAAAATCTTTGACGCAGATCAGGTTGATCTCCCCGTGCCGGACTTTCTCCATCATCGCCGAGAACTGAGGACGATGAAAATTTGTCCCGGTATAGCCATCATCCGCGAACTCAAGTCTCGGATATTTGGAAAGCGTCGGATGGTTGTCAAGGTAGCGGTTGATGAGCATACGCTGGTTGCCGATGCTGTCACTCTCGGCCTTGCTTCCGTTTCCGGTATCTTCATCAGCCATAGAGAGGCGGATGTAGATACCGATTGTGTAGTCTTTGTTCATTTACATCGCCTCCTGAACTTCTTTGATACTCTGAATGGTCAGCTCGTAGATGTCACCGTACTTCATGACCAGTTCGACAGCGCCGCCCTCATGGACTTTGACCAATTCAACAGACTCGTCTACTAAATCCTGAGAGAGCTGCGTTGCCGTGCTGACGGATTTCATCAAGGTAATCCACTTGTTATCGACCGACATAGCTTCGTCGAACTTGCTCCGGCGCTGTACTGCCTCATCCAGACGGCGGGACAGGTCAGCGTATTGTTCGTCATAGCTCTTCTTGGCAAAGGAGTATTCCGCTTCATCCAGAAGCCCTTCGGCATAATCCTCGTAGAGGCGTGTCCGCTTCTTAGAAACGCCGTTGAGCCGCAGATTCAGGCTTGTAATGAGGGCATTTTGTTGATCTCGGATGTTTTTCTCGCCCTCGCTGCCCCTGAGCTTATCCAGCAGCTTGTCATAATCAAGCGCTGCCTTGACTTGAAGCTGGATCGCTGCAAGCACATTCGCTTCAAGCGTGTCCTGCCTCGTATAATGGGAAGTACAATGCTCATAGCGCCGACCTACTGAGGTACTGCATTCATAGAAGGCATACCAGCGCTTCCGCTTGTCCTTGTCGATCCGTTTCCGGTGGAAGTACATCTTCTTCCCGCAATCAGCGCAGACGATTTTTCCCTCGAAAAGGTTTACGAGCGTTGCCCGGATTTCCTCGGTTTTCTGCATACTCGTCTGGCGAGCCTCAGAAGCCGCTTGGAGGATGTCCTGCACCTTCTGGAAGTCTTCACGGGAAATAAGCGCTTCGTGCGTGTTCGGGAACACAATCCACTTATCCTTGTCCTTGACATTATGGGATTTGATGCCCTTGTAGATCGCCTTCATGGAGCGGCCAAGGACGGTATCACCCACATAATGCGGATTGCTCAGGATGCCGTACAGCGTTGAACTGTACCAGCCTTTGCAGGAGCAGCCGTCGCCTTTGCGGGTTCCGTTCTGGCGTTTCCGCAGCTCCGTATTTGGCGCACCCAGCCGGTCAAGCTCGTCAAGGATCATCGGGATTGACCAGCCCTCGATTTTCCACTGGAACATGAGCCGCACATACGGCGCTGTCTCTTCGTCAATAACCATGTTTGTATGGTCTTCATTCCACCGGTAGCCATACGGAAGATTGCGCTTCTGGAAGGTCCCTTGCTCCATCTGTGCTTTCAAAGCGGTGGAGACTTTCCGTGAAATATCCTTCGAGTACAGGGCGTTGATCATGTTTTGCAGCGGGATCATCAGGCTCTCATTTGAGCCGTCCGTATCAAAGTTGTCGTAGTGTTCCTTGATTGCAATAAACCGCAAGCCAATCTGTGGAAAAATGCGCTCAAGGTAGGTTCCGGTTTCTATGTAGTCACGGCCAAAACGGCTGAGATCGCGGACTACAAGGCATTTGATCCTGCCGCTCTTGATGTCAGTCATCAGGCGGTTAAACTCAGGCCTGTCGAAAACCGTCCCCGTTCGTCCGTTATCCACATAGACATCGACGAGATCGAGATACGGGCAACCGGCAATATAGGACTTGCATATCTCGATCTGATTGGTGATGACATCCACCTTCTCAGATTTTCCGCTATTCTCCACGGAGAGACGGGCATAAATGGCTGTCGGGAAGATTTGCAGCGGTGCTGCTTCGCAAACCGGCTCTGCGGCTGCGTTTTTTCTGCTTTTTCGTGCCATGTGCTCATCCCTCCTTTATCCTGCAATGGCAAGTTCATCGGCATAGCCGAGAACATATTCAAGTGTCTGCTGATACTCGTCTTTGTACTTGAAGACAATCTCTATCGCGTGATCCTCATAAATCATGATGCGGTCAACCAGCGCCATAAGGACGCGGCGGTTCAGTTCTTCAATGTTTTCATACTGTTTGAAAAGCGTTACCCAATTCCGTTCCGTAGCCCCGGTTGCGACCGACTGCTTCATTTCCTTCTTCACCCGAAGAAGAGCTTCCTGCTTTTCCTCAATGATTTTGGTGTAGCTGTTGCGGAACTCAAAGTATTCCGACTTGTCGATGATCCCATCCGAGAGGTCTTCATAGAGCCGGAGCTTGAGCTTCTGATAGCGCTCAATCTCTTCTTCGAGCTTCGCAATCTGCGCTTCATAGTTGAATGCCTTGCGGTTCTGAGAAGGAAGCCGCTCGATCATCTCAAGCGCTTTTTCCAGATTGACCACAAGCTCGATCTGGTCATGGATGGCACGGAACACCTTTTCCTCAACCTCTTTTGCGCTGATGCTGTGTGGGCTGCAGGTCCGGTTATGCTTATTCGTTGAGCAGACATAGTAGATGTATTTCTTTGTCTTCGACGGGACGGTCTTGCGTGTCATAGACTGCTGGCAGTCCCCACAGAACAGGAAGCCGGAAAACAGGTGTGCCTCATCCTGATCAGGCGAGCAGCGCATATCCCGCTTCATCATGGTCTTGACGGCCATGAAATCCTCATAGGAAACAAGCGCTTCGTGCGCCCCCTCGACCTTGACCCACTCGGTTTCGTCTTTCGGCTGCACAACGCGCACCTTGTAGTTTGGCGTACCGCGCTTGCCTTGGGCAAGGACACCGATATATACCTCATTGGTGAGGATGCGCTGGACAGCCTTGTAAGTCCACTTTGCAGTGTCGCCGGTCTTGAAGACGGTATCGAACTTCACTCCCGCCGAGTGCTTATACTCCATTGGAGAAAGCACGCCCATCTGATTCAGCCTTGCAGCAATGCGACCGATGGAGAAGCCATCCTTGTACATGGCAAAGATCATCTGCACATACTCGCTGACGGCCTCATCGACGATAAGCTGGTTTTTGTTATCCGGCGATTTCTTGTAGCCATAGGGCGCGAATGCCCCGACGAACTCACCGTTCTTTTGCTTAACCTCCAAGCTGGATCGGATTTTCATGGATATATCCTTGCAGTAGGAGTCGTTGATGAGGTTTTTGAACGGGATAACAAAGGAATCCGACTGCGGATCGCCGGTCAGGCTGTCGTAAGCGTCGTTGACCGCGATAAAGCGGATGCCGAGCTGCGGGAATATCTTTTCCAGATACCGACCGCCGTCGATGTAGTTTCTCGAAAAGCGGCTGAGGTCTTTGACCACGATGCAGTCAATCGCGCCTTTGCGGATTGCGTCTTCGAGCTTTTTGAAGTTTGGACGATTGAAGGAAACACCGCTATAACCATCGTCAACGAACGGCTCACAGACAATTTCCAGATCGTCATGCCGTGCAATGTAGTCCTCGCAAATGGCTCTTTGGCTTGCAATGGAGTTGCTTTCAACTTTGTCCCCGTCTTCACGGGACAGGCGGCAGTAAATCGCCGTCCGGTAAACTTTTCCGGGCATAAAAATAACCTCCGTTTTCTGTTTGGTGTGATACATCAAATCAGAAAGACGAAGGCTTCTGCTTCTTGTATGAGGAAAACACGATAAAGCCACATGACCCTCAAAGGCAGCGGCTTAGTCCGTGTATTCTTTTTTTGACCTGACTTCATTGTATCACAGGCTCAATCGCTTGTCCATAGAACCGGGCGAAAAGATTCAGTTTGTTCATAATCAAAGTCCTCTCAGATAATGTTCCAGACAGTCCTCCAAGGTGGTGTCTGTCTTCGAGAAGCTGATCTTCACGACGGTCTTCCCGTCCAGATAGCAATACGGGTTTCTGATCTGTCGGATAAAATCCCGCAGCCGGTCATCCTGCGCAGCCGCAGGCTCAAGCCGGATGCTGTCCCGCTGGACAAGGGTACTGCGGTCAACCGTCTTCGGGTTGACGCTTCTCATGGTTTCTACGCTCATCATATTACAAACACCTCCCTGATGATGTGAACTTGTATTCAGGACAAAAGGATATGGCGGAGCGCCTGTTGGGGACACTCCGCCACATAGTTTTCATCCTGAAAACTTGTATGCTGAATGTAGCTAATTGGTTTGTTTCGTGTTCCGGCATATTTGCAGCTCGCACCCCTGCCGGAAGAGCCTTTCGGCTCCGGGAATGCTACGGACTACCAACGGTTAATCGGTATCATGGGACTCTCACCCCTCCGAGGAACGCTCCGAGCCGCCCCCGGCAACCTGGGGACGGAAGTATCATTATACCCAACTTCTCCATCATGGCGAACAGCCGCACCACACGGCAGTTTAGCCTCTCTGTTGATCGCTCGCTTCCCGTAGGAAGGTCTTGGCGGCAGAAGGCAAGTCGCTTCGAGAAAAGAGGAAAGATCCGCAGCACTGGATATTCTGTTTTCAAGGTTCTGCAAAGGTGGTCTTGTTTGACCCCTTCACTTTACAACGGACATTTTTTTGCCGTTTGTCCGGGGAATCACAAAAATTTTTTGAAATTTTTTCTGAGTGCATTGGCAATGTCCCATACGGTGGATTTTCGCAACCCATATTCCTCTGCAAATGCCCGGATGGTCTTATCTCCCAGAAGGCATTGATCAAAAATTGCAAGATGGATGGAATTGAGTGTTGCCCGAAAATCTTGGATTACAAGTTTTGTAAGAACCCCGTCAGTGAAGTCCTCTTTGTCAGCCAACCACCCTGATGACTTCACATCATCCTCTGGCACAGCGTCCAGCGACAGTATAGTGGAAGGTTGCGTTTCTTCTTCGTCT